CTGCTCGTGCGCCTTGTCCGGCCGCTGCAGTTCGTACCAGAACACCGGCTTGCCCTGCGGCGTGCGGTAGCGCAACTTGGCCTTCAGCAGCTCGGCGGTGGTGACGCCCCAGAACACGGGGATGGCGAGATGGAATTCGTCGAACAGCCGCATGTGCTCGACCGTTTGCGTGTCGTCGGTGGACACGTAGGTCATGTCCACGCCGCCGCTCTGCAGCCGCACCGCCGACTTCACGAGCTGGTCCTGGCGGGCCTGGAACTCGGTGGCCATCTTCAGCATGTCGATGCTGGTCGGCGTGCCGGTGATGTCGTCCACGTTGTTCTCCAGGAACAGCGCGAACTCGAACTGGCTCTTGGCCTTGTCAGCCCCGTTGTTGGCGGTCCAGATGCCCCACTCCACCGACGGCGCGGGGATGTAGCTGGCGCGGTGCTTGCGCCAGCCGGCCGGGCCCTTGCCCTGGTGGTCGTCGAACACGGCGGTGAACGACAGCTTGTAGGTGCGCGGGTTGAAGTCGCACCAGACCACGGTGCTGTCGTACTGCGCGTGGCGCGACACGTAGGCCAGGAAGCTGTCGGGCTCGGCGAAGTTGGCGGTGCCCTCGGCGCGCAGCGGCACCGGGTTGTTGCACGACACGTCGATCTGCTCCAGCGTCATGCCCTTGGGCACGGCGATGAGGCGCTTCAGTTCGGTGCTGGTGTTGGCCGGATTGAAGACGCTGCCCAACTGCTGCGGCTTCGGCAGCTCGCGCGCGGCGGTCTGCAGGATGTTCTCTTGTTCGTCCATTTGGTCCTCGGTGGTTGTTTGTGGGGTGAAACTGGTTCTCAGGCGCCGCGCACCTGGCGCGGGCTGTCCTCGACGGCGCGCAGCTCCAGGTCGCGCTGCTTCGGGTTCTTGTGGGTCAGTTCGCCGTCCTCCGTCACCCAGCGCACGTCGGCGTCGGGCTTCGGCTCGGGGGTCTTGTCCGTCACCTTGGCGACCAGCGCGACCATGCCGCCGGTGGTCTTGGTGACATCGACGGTGATGGTCAGCTTGCCGGCCTTGCCGGTGGTCTCAACCGCGTTGAGCACCTGTTTGAAGGTCTCGGACACCTTGTGTCCGAACAGGCCGCCATTGAGTGCGCCGATCTCGAAAATGCCGTCCATGTGGGTAGTGCTCCTTTGAGGGATGGGCGATCACGCCCGCAGGTTGAAAACGCTCGCGTTGGGGGCGAGCCGCTTCGGGAACTGACCATCGCTGACGCGCTTGCGTTCGCGCCAGCGCTGGTTTCGCTCGGCGTCGGTGAGGTTGGCAATGCGCGGCGCATCGCGACGGTCGAAGCCCAGGCGGTACAGCGGAATCGGCTGCCCGCCTGTGCCGAAACGACGCACCCATTCGGCGACGTAGACCATCCGAACCCCGGGCGAGGCCATGAAGTCGATCAGCCGCCGCACGACCTGGTAGTCGATGCCGGTTTCGAGCGCGACCTCGCGCAGCGCCACGGGTCGGTGCTCCAACGCTTCGAGAACCGACTCGAAGGCGATCAGCAGCGCGCCGGGCCTGGCGATCCTTCCGGTGAAGTTCTTGCGGCGATTGACCGAGGAGGTGACGGTGTACTGGCTTCGGTTGGGCGGGCACGGGGCGTCGTCGCCGCTGCCGTAGTGCCAGACCGGCACCGTGGGGCGCTTGCGTGGCTGGTCCCACCCGCTGACATGCACCCGGCCCATGGTGTGCAGGCCTGCCATCAGCGTGGCGCCGGTGAGCCGCGACAGGCCCAGGCGCTCGTTGAGCTGGACGGTGGTGCACGGCGAGTCGTACAGGCTGCGCAGCACGCGCGCGTAGCCCTTCATGCCGAGGCGAGGGCGCTTCACGACACCGCCTCCTGCGGCTCGATGGCCTGCTGCACCGCCTCGACGGCCAGGCCCAGGCTGACCGCGACGCTGTGCACGGCCTCGCCGGTCGTGAGGCCGGCCAGCATTAGCGCCGCCACCTCGCGGCGGATGGTCTCGATGGCGACGATCACGCTGCCACCTCCGCCAGCATCGCGGCGACACGCCGCTGCAGAACTTCGTTGCCGCCCTTCACCGTCGCCCACCACTCGGTGCCCGGCTTCGGCTGCGTGGGGAACTTGGCGCCCTCCCAGGCCTGCGCCTCGAACGCGAGGTGCCCGGCAATGTCGCCCAGCAGTTGCATCAGGTCGATGGCCTCGCCCACGGGCAGCGGCGCGAAGCCGGCCGGCGGGCCCAGCGCCTCGGGCTCGCTGGTTTCGAGGGAGCCCAGGTCCAGAGCGAAGTCGGGCCGACTGGCGCCCGAATCGGGGCCTGCGGCGGCAGGTTGCCCAGCGCCCATGGGTCCGCCGACCGGGCTGGCGTTGGCAGGCTCTCCGCGGTCGGTAGCGTCGGGCGTTTCCGCCTCTGCCTTCAGAACCTGTTGCGGGGCCTGCGCTGAGGAATGAAGGACGGGGGCGGCACCGAGAGCAGACGCACCATCTGTGCCTCGGCCGGCCGGGCTCTCGGACCCTGCGACGTCATGACTTTGCCCCGTGCTTGCATCACGGTTAGCCCCCTGCTGGGGTGTGACCTTGGCGGCTTCGGCCGCCTCCGCTTCCTGCTCGCGTTGGCGCTTCGCCTCGGCGAGCTGGCGCTGCAGTTCCTCGCGCTCCAGCGCCGCCGCGTGCAGGGCGCGCAGCTGCGCCAGCATGCCGTCGTGCGCCTGCAGCACCTCGGTGCCCAGTTCCTCGCTGTAGACGGTGCTTTCCAGCAACGCGATGCGGTCGGCGATGAACGCGGCCGGCTGCCCGATGCAGGCGGTGGCATGCGCCTGCACGTTGGCGATCGCCGCGATAACGCGCTGGCGCCGCTCGTTTTCGGCGCGCACGCGCTCGGCCTCCACCGCCCGAAAGTGCAGGTCGCGCAGCGCCGCCAGCGTCTCGGCCTGGGCCTGGGCCGCCTGGTCGGCGAATTCCTCGAACACCGCGGCCGACACGTCGATGCCTTCGACGTAGGCGATGCCCTCGGCCAGACGCTGCGCCGGCAGTGCCTTGGCCTGCGCCTGGGCGGCGTAGCCCCGGATGGTGGCGATGGCAGCGGTGTGCTTGTCCCTGCGCTCCTTCTCGCGCTGCTTCTCGGCCTCGATCTCCACCTCGCGGGCCTTGATGAGCTTGTCGATTTCGTCCTCGCGCGGCTGCACGATGGCAATCAGGCGTTCGCCCTCGGACTCGGCGGCAGCCTTGCCTTCGTTGAGCGCCTTCTTGGCCTGGTCGCGCACGCGCTGCACGGCGTAGCGCCCGTTCTCGCGCAGGTCGTGGCGCGCTTCGGTGGCCGCCTTCAGGCCCTTGGGCGTCTTCAGGTCGAAGGCCACGGCGCGGTAGCGCTCGGACAGCGCGCGCAGGTCCTTCTCCATCGGGTTGAACAGGGCCAGCACCGCCTGCTTGACGGTGATGGGCTGGACGGCGGGCAGCTGGGCCGCGGGCGCCAGCGCGGGAACGGCAGGCGCGGCGAGCTCGGGGAACTCGAGGTCGGACATGGAAGGCTCCTAGAACAGTTGAGCGACGAGGGCCTGGGGCGCGACAGGGGCGGGCGCCGGCGCGGGCACGGCAGCCGCCGGCGGCGCAGGCAGGTCCCACGGCGGCGTCATGGGGTCGATGACGGGCGCGGGCTGGCCCTGGCGGTGCAGCACATCGAACTCGCGGATCACCTCGGCCATGTAGGCGCGTGCGGCGCGCACCTTCTCGGCCATCGCGTCCTCCAGCGCCAGGTCGCGCCGGACGGTCCACGAGGTGATCCGGTGGTGCTCGGGGATGTGGCTGACGAAGTGCATCGACTGCGGCTCGTAGCCGATCAGGTCCTCGGGCGTGTCCAGCAGCACGTAGTCCACCACCCACTCGCTGGCATCCCACAGCTTCATGTAGCCGCGCATCTGCCAGTCGTAGTCCTTGTCCTCGCAGGCCGCGGTGACGATCGGGAAGGTCGCGACGGACCAGCTGCACTTGGCGTCGTGACCGATGCGGGCCCTGGGGTCGAACAGGTCGCACTCGCCGGTGATTAGGCCGTCGTCGCGGCGCTCGCTGTTCTTGACCAGTTGCAGGCCGCGCACGCGGTTGATCAGCGCGATGGCGTCGGGCTCGCACCGGATGCCCTTCTCCAGCTGCTTGCTGGAGATCTCGAACTCCACCCCGAAGATCGCCTGGGCGGCGAGCGACTGGATGTAGGTCTTGGCGCCTTTGGACAGCTGGCCCTCGGACTTGGAGCGCGGCTCGGCCATGATCTTGCCGAGCGACGAGCAGCGGATCAGCAGGTCGGTGCTCATTGGTCACCCCCCACGCGCTGCGCACGCTTGCGCATGCCGCCGAAGTGCGGGTTCATCAGCGAGCGCTGCTTGTTGGTGAGGCTGCCCCACCACTTGGTGAGCGAATCCATGCCGCCGTCGGCCGCGGTGGTGCCGTCGCGCTGCAGGTGTTCTTCCTCGGACACCTCGCCCGGAGCGGCGCCCTGATCGTCGCCGGTGCGATGGCTGCGGCCGCCGTTGCCGTCGTCGTCGTCGTCCTGCTCGGCCAGGCCGCAGATGGCCTTGAGCGTGTAGCGTTCCAGATAGGAAACGGTGGAGTGGCGGGCCTGCAGCGTGTTGCGCGCCGGACCGTTGTCCGGCGGGCCGCCCATCGCCACCGTCTCGAAGTGCCCCTGTGCGTGCTTCAGGATGCACGTCACCTCGATCCACTCGGGCTCGTCGCGGGTCACGTCCCAGCGCACGCCGAGCCCGTGCTTGGACAATGCCAGCTTGGTCGCCGTGACGAAGCTGTGCAGCGTGGCGTACTTCTGGCCGGACAGCGGGCCGCTGGTGCGCGCCTTGTCTTTCAGCACCGCGAGTTCTTCACCGCGGAAGGCAGCGAAGGCGGCGTTGAAGGCCTTGACCGCCTCGCGCTGCTCGCGCTCCACTTCGCGCTTCTCGCGCTCGGCGTTGATTTGCTCCTGCTGCACCTGCAGCGCCATCAGGCGCTCCATCACCTCGACGCTGGCGTTCTGCTCGAAGGCGCGCGCGACCAGCTGGGCCGGCGTGATGACGGCCGGCATGGCCGAGGGCGTGGCGACAGGGAGCGTTTGCGCATCGATGCGCTGCGCGCCGAGCGCGGCCGAAGTCGGCGCCGGCTCGATGACTTCGATTTTGTTCATGGTTCGTCTCTCTTGTTGTTGGAAGGGGCTAGCGCGCGACGATCACCAGCAGCACCAGCGCCAGCAGCAGGCCGGCGGTGCGCCAGGGGAAGCGCAGGCGCTCGCGCTCGAAGCCGTGGAAGGCCTGGGCGTAGCGCGGGTCGCGCGGGAAGGCGCCGTTGCACCCGTAGAGGGTGCGCGGGTAGCGGCGCACGCTGGGGGTGTCGCACTCCAGCGGCAGCGCCGGGTCGCACTCGGCGCGGCGCTGCACGCCCCAGGCGTCGGTGTGGTCAGCCATGGGGCACCTCGCGCTGGGGCAGGCGCACGCCGGCGCGCAGCGCGGCCAGGTGGGCGGCTTCCTTGTCGGTGGGCAGTGCGTCAGGGCGCGTGCCGTACAGCTCGCGGTGCGCGCGCCGCGCGGCGGCGGCGCGGCGCACGGCCACCCAGATGACGCCGATGGCCACGGGCTTGCCCTGCGCCAGCGCGGCGTCGATCACGTCCGTGCAATCGCACAGGAGGTCGAGCATTTCGCTGGCGTCGATGGCCTCCTGCGCGGTATCCACGGCTGCGGCCCACTCGGCGGCGCTGATGCTGGCGCGGAACAGCTCGTAGGCGCGCCCGGCGCCTTGCGCGCGCGGGTTGTCGGGCAGCGCGCTCATTGCGGCGCCCTCCAGCCCATGGCGGTCAGCCGCGCGGCGTACAGGTCGGCGTAGACGTTGGCGATGCGCGTGCGCAGGTCGCGCACGTCGGGGTGGTCGCAGTAGCGCAGCAGGCGCAGCAACTCCGATGCGACGCAGTGCTGGTCCACCACCTCGCCGACGATCTCGGCGATGGGGCAGGGCGCCACCACGTCACCGTGAATGCGCTGCTCGATGTGCGGCAGCAGCCCGATGCGGGCCATCATCGCGTCGATGGCCAGGCGGCGCAGCGCCTCGCGCGCGGCCTTGACGGCCGGATCGAACGCCGCGGCTTGCGCGGGGCGGGTGAGGGCTTCGGCTTCCATCGCTTGTCTCCCGGAGTGGGTGGTCGATGGAAGCAACTCTACCGAATGCGGTAGGGTCACGCAACCGAATACGGTAGATTTTGATTACCTAATGCATTACGTATCCCCTCCCTCAGGGGGAAGAACACACCGAAGCACCCCGCTACGATCAGGCAGAAGGGAGAGGGCGATGGCGGCGTGGCGGAGCTGGTTGCTGGGTGGATGCGTGGTCGCGGCCTTAGCTGGGCCTGCCGAAGCTATTTGCCTCAATCCGTTCGGGTGTGCGCCAAGTACGCTGGAGGAATGCCGAGCGGCAGCGGCTGAGAAGCCCACCGACATGGGTGTGAAGACGGCACTGGCTGACTGCCACGAAAAGTTTGTCGAGGCCCCTGCGCGCAAGCAGGCCGCCGAGCGTGCGGCAACGCAAGCGGCCGTCTGGAAACATCTTGCACAGGCCCCATTTCCGGAGAGCCGCAAGCGCCTGGGGGCGCCTGATTTCAGCTCCGAGGCGCAGGAGTGCTCACCTCTGGAAGGCCGCCAAGTTCTGAAGGGCCAGCGCTGTGTGCGCCATCTCTGGCGCGACCTCAACAGAAGCATCTGCGCCCGGCCCGGTGCGAGTCTCTACGACGCGATCGAGAGCGCCTGCTACCTCCGACTGGAGACCGTTGTGGGCAAGCCGGACGAAATATGGGCGTGGTGGCCGGAATCGTATTGAAAGGCGATTGATGGAGCGGGTGGCGATGCTGGTGATCGGAGGCGGGCTGATCGGCTACGGGCTGGTGCAGCGGGGAAAGGTGCGGAAGCAGCGGCCGCACGAGCGACCCAATGGAGCACTGCCGGCCCCATACGATGTACCCGACGAGGCGGCGCGAACAGACGGAAACATTGCCCTGGTGGTCGGAGCGCTCCTTGTCCTGGGCGGCGTGTTCGCGTGAACTGACAGTGATCGCCGGCCTGGCGCTGGCCGCGCTGCTGGCGTCAGCGGCCCACGCCGCTGACCGCTCCCCGGCCGTCAAAGCCGAGTTCCGCCGCGCCAATCCGTGCCCGAGCACGGGCCGCACGACGGGGGCCTGCCCGGGGTGGCAGGTAGATCATGCGACCGCCCTGATCTGCGGCGGCAAGGACGAGGTGAGCAATCTCCACTGGCTCAGCGTGACCGAGCACAAGGCCAAGACGAGGGTGGAGGTGAAGCTGTGCCGGTCGCACGAAAGAGCCTCGGGCAGGGCGCACAATCCGCCGGTCCGTCAATAAGGGGAACGACAACCATGGCCAGCAAGCCGACCGGCGCGCCCGCGCCGGTGAAGGGCATCACGGTTGCGCAGGCGATCCGTGACGTGTTCATCGCCTCGATCAACAAAGGTCAGTTCCCGTTTGCTATTGTCGGGGGCATCGCGCTGCTGATGGTCTTCCGGCTGCCCGAAAGCGAGATCGTCCCCCTCATTCATTGGATGGTCGATCGCCTGGCCGACAATAGACTGGTCGGCTACGCTCTTTTCGTCCTTTCGGTTGCTGGCTGGTACATCCATGCTCAGCGCATGCGAAGGGAGTTCACCCTGCAGTTGGACGCGATGTTCAAAGGCAAGAAACAAGGCGGCACCAAAAGTGCCTCCGCTGCCAAAGGAGGCTGACCATGCTGGGCTACCTGATCCTGGGGCTGCTGCTCCTGGCGTTCTGCCACTTCATCATCGATGGCATCCTCGCGCCATCGACTCGGCTCGCCACGCGCATGAAGGTCTTGAACGACCTGCAGGCGCTCGACGAGGCACGCGCGGAGCGGCCGCAGGCGGTGCCCGAGCCGGCCTACCGCGGTCTGCGCTCGCGCCTGCACAACTTCATCGAGTGCATGCCTCACTACACGCTGTGCACAGTGGTATCGGTGCACATGGAGCTGCGCAGACGGCCTGAGTTGCTCGAAGAGGCGAAGGCTCGTGTGAAGCCCGTCGAGGAATGCTCCGACAGCGTTTTCGCGAAGATCCGCAGCCGGGTGACCGGGCACGCCGACCGGACGCTGACCTGGAACACGATGGGCTGGATGCTGTACCTGATCCCCGTGATCGTCGCAGTGACGATGTACCGGTCCACGCATCGCGTGGTGCGCGCCATCCTGGCCATGCCGGAGCCGCAGGTGCACCGATTTGACCGCGCAAGCTGTTAGCCTTCGCCGACCCGTTCTCGTGAGCCCGCCCTGGCGGGCTTTTTCATTCCGCCCCCAGTCCGCCAAATAGTGCCCGTTCGATGTGCCTTTTCCGTAGGGCGCTGGCTCGCCCACTGAGCTAGCCTCATCGGTACAGTGCCCAGTAATTTCTACAGGCGTGGGAGCAAATGGACAAGGTGAGGTTCGAGGCGCATCGCGCAGGCGGCGCACTCGTGGTTCAGGTGAGCGGGCTGTTCACGCGCCGGGCCGCACACGACTTGTGCGGCTTGCTTTCCGAAGAGTTGGGCAGGGCGGCGGCCGTCAAGGCGCTTATTGACCTGCGGCTGGCGGCCATTCTGACAACCGCCGCCGACTTGAGCGCGGTGATGACCCGTTCAGGCTCCGAGTGGCCGAGCGTTGGCGTGGCCACGGGAATCCTCGTGGACCCGGCCTACGAGAAGCTGTGCTGGCAGCACTGCCTCACGATGATGCAGCGCGGCCACACGCGCATGCCCTTCATTCATCTGCAGGATGCTCTGCGCTGGCTTGGAGTTGCTGTGCCAGCCCTGCAACCCACCCGAACGTTTCTTCCGGTGTCTTAGGCGGCCGCGCGAAGGCGGCCAGCTCGCAGATCTTCATCGCCCAGGCGCGCCGCACAGGGTCGTTCGCCAGGTCGTCCAACTGGCGCGCGATACGCAAGGCCTCGGATGACAGGCCCGATGAGTCGGCCTGCACACCCTGAGGGTGCAACAGCTGCCAGGGATGCACATCGCTGCCTAGCGCGCCAGCGATCTTCTCCACCACGTCCACGCCCACGCTGCGCCGCTTCTCCTTGATGTCGGAGACGGCGCTGGCGCCTATGCGTGCACGAGCCCTGAGCCGGGTCAGATTGACCCTGCCCCAGCGCTTCTCCATGAGCGCCGAGATGTTGCTCCATAGCGTTTCACGTAGGGTTTCCTCGCTCATCCGAAAACGGTAGTTGACAAGACCTACCGAATTCGGATTCAATGGCGTACCGTATGCGGTAGATTCAGCGATGGACGCCAACATTCCAAGCCCCGACGAAGTGAAAGCCGCCCTTGAGCCCCTGGGGTACGCGCAGATGAAGGAGCTGTCTCGTCGCTCCGGCGTGGCGTTCACGACCCTGTGGAAGGCCAAGACCGGGGAGACGAAAGACCCAGGCGTCAGCAAGGTGCGCGCGTTCTGGCCTCACATCGGCGCAGTGCGCGCATGGGCGCCTGCTGCCCCCGTCGCGGCCGCAGCGAACGATCACGCCGACGCCGCGGCTGAGCCGCGCTCCGACCACGACCGCCGCAGCGGCATCGAGCACTTCGGCACGGTCAACAGCGACCGCATCAACGACAACCGCTCCGGCGCTGACCGCCGCACGGAGCGCTGAGCAATGGGCACTCGCTCCTTCCGACACGAGGGTTCCGGGAAATCACCCATCGTGCCGCGGGGCGAGTGCCCGCCCTTTTCCCACGCCCGCGCCGCAGTACCGCAAGGCCTGCTCTTTTGTGCGGTTCCTCCCTCCCTCGCAACCGGCCCCAGGTGTGGCCCTTGGCCGAGCGGGGCGCGGGCGTGGACCTTCTTCACCCTCGGCGCGCCTGATCGCGCCTGAGTTCGTTGGCCAGCAGCACCAGCTCCCGCGCAGCCCCTTCCATGCAACGAGCAAAGACTTCGCGCACTCGCAAGGCCGCCCAGACCTCGACGGGCAAGGGTAGGGCGGGGGACTTGGGGGTTTCAGGCACGGCAGACCTCCGGGATTCCAACACTTTCAGCCGCCCGACCAGTTCGCTGCACGACGGCTCGCACACCTGCGAGCGAACGGTGTACCTGGACGAGGACACCGACCACTGGCTGCACCAGCTGCGCCGCGTGCACGGCTATCGCTCGGGCAGCGACGCGATCCGCGCGTGCCTGCAGTTCCTGGCGCGCGACCCCGACGTGCACGTGAAGCTGGCTGAGCATGAGGCCAGTCTGGCGCGCGAGCGGGTGGCGCGTATCAGCCAGAACGCCCGCGGAATCGCCGCAAAACCGGAGCGCATGCGGTGAGCAAGCGCCGCACGCTCGTGGAGCAGCTGGCGCCGCCGGCGCCACCGTGTTTTGGGAGCCGCCTGCAGTGGCTGGAATTCCTGATCTCGGCCGCCGAGGAACACCGGCCCGACCACGGCCACGGCCCGCTGGTCTTCGAGGCCGGCCAGCCGGTGCGCTTCAACCAGCGCTTCGACTTCTGCGCTGACTGCCCGAGCGACTACCGCCGGGCCCAGCAGACCGCCAAGCGCTGCTTCCCCGACTGGCTCACCCGAAGCATCCCCACGCTCACCGACGTGGTGGAACCCGAAAGCAAGGAGACGACCTTGAACGACAGCACCACGGAGCGGGCGGCATGAGCGACCCACTTGCCTGCGCGCGCGCGCGCATCGTCGAAGTTGGCGACTGCCTCGAATGGCAGGGCTCGATGGCCTCTGGCAAGCGCAACCGCTCGCAGCCCGTCATCAGCCGCTACAACGCCGACAAGGGATACCACGACAAGTTGCCGGTGCGGCGCGTCCTGTGGGAGGCCGAGCACGGCCCCATCATCGTGTACTGCATCTGCGGCAACAACCGCTGCGTCGGCTGCCTGGCCCTCGGCAAGCGCGGCGACGCGCACCGCGCCCGCGCTCGCCTTGGCTTGATGCGGCATTCGCCTGCGGCGCGCGCGGCACTGACGCAAGGCGCCCGCTCGCGCTGCACCGCTCGGCACAGCCTGGAGCAAGCGCGCGCAGTCCGCGATCTGGTTGCCCACGGCGTGCCGGACCCGCTCATCAGCTGGGCCACCGACGTGACCCCGAATGCGGTCAGCGACATCCGCCTCGGCCGGACATGGAAAGAGCAGCTTGGCCCGGCCAGCGTGTTTGCGTGGAGGCCGGCATGAGCATCCGCATGGTCACCATCGGCAACGCCACGCTTTACCTCGGGGACTGCCTCGAAGTAATGCCGCGGCTCCCGAAGGTCGATGCCGTCATCACCGATCCCCCTTTTGCGGATGACGCCCACACCAAGCAGCGCCGCATGCTCACCAGTGGAGAGGCAAATGGCGGCCGGCGAAAGGCGGCGGTGCGCCCCGTGGACTTCGCGCCGATGACCGAAGACCTGATGGCCGGCTTCTGCACTCATGCGGCTCGGCTGTCGGCCGGATGGGTGCTCGCATTTTGTCAAGCTGAGCAAGTTGCTGAATGGCGGGCTGCATTCGAGGCGGCCGGCATCAAGTGGCGTCGCGCACAGGTGTGGGTGAAGACGGACGGTTCGCCTCAGTTCACAGGTGACCGTCCCGGCGTCGGCTACGAGAGCATAGCCACTGGCTGGGCCGGTGACGGGCGCTCTGCATGGAACGGGGGCGGACGGAATGGCGTCTACATCCAGCCCAAGAGCGACCCTGGCCTCGGGCACGGCGGGCCAAGCAACGAACACCCCACGCAGAAGCCTCAGAGGCTGATGGCCGAACTGCTGGGCCTGTTCACAAGCCGCGACTGGACCATTCTCGACCCTTTCATGGGTAGCGGGACAACGGGTGTCGTCTGCGCTCAGCTCGGGCGCGAGTTCATCGGCATCGAGCGCGACCCAAAGTATTTCGGCATCGCCTGCCGCCGCATCGAGGCCGCGCACAAACAGGCCGAATTGTTCCCTCATGAAGCGGCGTCACAGCCGCAACAGGAGGCGCTGCTGTGACCCAGCTCACCCTCGACCTGCCGGCGCCGGCCGCGCGCAGAAGCGATCCGGCCACGAGCCACCTGGCAGCGGCCGCCGCGCGCGAGCTGCAGGTGGAGCACCAGCGCCAGATCCTTACCTGCCTACGCAAGCACGGCCCGCTGGGCAAGGACGGCATTGCTTCGCGCACGCGCTTGGCCGGCGTGCAGGTGTGCCGCCGCACCGTCGAATTGGAGCGGGTGAAACTGATCAAGCCCACCGGCAAGAGAGTGCCCAGCGCCGCCGGCCGGCCCGAGCGCGAATGGCGCATCACCCTGGCTGGTGTCCGCCTGCTGGAGGGCCGGTGAGCGATCTTCCTGCACCGCCATACCCGCCCGACACGCTGGCCCGCGGCTGGCGCTTCGAGGTGGACATGGAAACCTTCAAGCGCTCCGACACCTGGAAGAAGGCGCGCACCGGAGCGCTGCGCGGCGCGCTGCTGCTGTTGTGGGCCGAAGCCTGGCAGGAGAAGCCGTGCGGCACGCTGCCCGACGACGACGAGCTGATCGCGCTGATGATCGACATGCCCGCGGCCAGCTTCGCCAAGCACCGTGACGTGCTGCGCCGAGGGTGGACCCTTGCCAGTGACGGCAGGCTCTACCACGAAACCATCACGGCTCGCGTGCTGGCCATGCTGGAGAAGCGCGCGAAGGACGCGAAGCGCGCCGCGAAGAACAGGGCAAAGCCGCACGAGCCTCCACCGACTACGCCACCAGTCACGGGCGCGTCACGCGTGACAGACGACGGACTCGGAGGTGAGTTCGACACCAAGCACCAAGCACCAAGCACCGTTTATTCCGCTCCTGACGGAGCGGGCGGCGAGCCGCCCCCGCCACCGAAGCCGCGCCGCAAGCCGGCCACCCGCGAGGAAGCCGAGGATGCCCGCCTCTGGCGCGAGGTGAAGGCGCTGTTCGTCGAGCGCGAGGCCGCCAAGGACACCAAGGCCGCCGGCGTCCTGCTGGGGGCGCTGTCGGCCAAGTACGGGGCCGACGTGTTCAAGGCCGCGGCGCGCGCCACGCTGGCCGCGGACCCGGCGCCGGTCGAACCGCACACCTACCTCGTCGCCCTGTGCGAAACCGCCGTCGGCAAGCGCCCCAGCCTGAACCGGCAGGAGGCGCAGGAGCAGCGCAACCGCGCCGTGGCCGAGCGCTGGGCCACCGAAGGAGAGCCCCATGAAACCGTCTGACCGCAAGGCCTTCGCGCAGCTGCTGAGCGACGTGATGGCGTTCTACCGCCGCGACGTGAGCGACTTCGCGCTGTCGGTGTGGTGGCAGGCCTGCCAGCCGTTCGAGCTGGAGCAGGTGAGCAAGGCGCTGAGCGCGCACACGATGGACCCGGATCGCTGTGGCTTCGCGCCTCAGCCCGGCGACCTCGTGCGGGTGCTGCAGGGCACGAAAACCGACCGCGCGCTGGCGGCCTGGGGCAAGGTGTTCGACGCCATGCAGAGCGTGGGCGCCTACCGCTCGGTGGCCTTCGACGATGCGGCGATCCACCTGGCCGTGATGGACCTGGGCGACTGGACGGCGCTGTGCCGCACGCTGGTGGACGAACTGCCGTTCGTGCAAAAGCGCTTCTGCGACGCCTACCGGCTGCACGCCGGCCGGCCCGGCACGCCGTACCCGGCCCGCCTGATCGGCGCCAGCGAAACCGCCAACCAGGCGGCCAAGATGAACGAAACGCAGCAGCGGTGGCTGGAAGGCCAGACGGTGCTGGTCGGCGAGCCGCAGGCTGTGCGCGCAGTGATCGCCGGCGGGGGCAGCAGGCAGCGTCACCAGATGACCCTGGCCAGCGACATACTTCCGCCGGCACGCCGCCTGGAGCAGGCCGCATGAGCTACCAGCAGGCGAAGCGGCGCTACGAGCGCGACGCCGCTGTGCAGCGGCTGAAAGGCCTGAGCGAGAGCATCAAGGACGGTGCCGCAGCACAGCCGCCGGTCGAACGCGCGCGCGAGCTGGTGCGCCGGACCGAGGCGGGCGAGATCGTGCTCACGATGGCGCAGCGCGAGTGGGCGCGGGCGGTGCTGGCGCGAGCACCGCAGGAGCAGGGCTGATGACCGACATCGTGCTCGTGCGCCAGGACAGCGCCCCGATCCAGGGCCCCGACGCCGACGCCGCGCGGCGCGTGCTGTTCGGCGCGATCGACGGGCTGGGCGAGGCCGACCGCAAGTCGTGGCGCCGCCTGATGAACTGGTTTTTCACGCGCGCCGAGCCGGGCGAGATGGTGGAAATCAAGACCCACCGCGAGCGCATCGGCTGGTATCACCGCAAGCACATGGCCTTCGAGCAGCGTGTGTTCGAGGCGCAGGAGCGGTTCGACAACTTCGAGCAGTTCCGCATGTGGCTCAAGACCGGCGCGGGCTTCGTGGACTGGCTGCCGGGCCCGAAGGGCGGCGTGATCCCCGTTCCGAAGTCGATCAGCTACGCCAAGCTCGACCAGGACGGCATGGAACGCGTGCACGACGACATCGTGTCGTTCCTGCGCACGGAGCATGCGCAGAAGGCGCTGTGGCCGGCACTGCCGGTGCTGCAGCGCGACGAGGCGATGCGCTCGCTGCTGGAGGAGTTCGATGAGTAATCCCGCATCGGTGCTGGCCGCGGAGCAGGCCAAGGCAAAGCGCGAGGCCCTGGAGCTGGCCATGCTGCAGCAGCTGCGCGCGCTGCAGCTGGACGACGGGCTGCAGCGCGAACACGTGTTCCATCCCACGCGCAAGTGGCGCTTCGACTTCGCGTGGCCGGGCGAGCACCTGGCCCTGGAGGTGGAGGGCGGCACGCACACCAACGGCCGGCACGTGCGCGGCACCGGCTACGAGGCCGACTGCCGCAAGTACGCCGAGGCGGTGCTCGGTGGATGGAGCGTGCTGCGCGCGACCGCGGATCAGGTGCGCAGCGGCGTGGCCGTGGCCTGGGTGATGCGGGCGCGCGGCCGCCGCGGGGACAAGCGCACACCCTACGGCCAAGGCCTGCGCCCGCGCCTGGAAGCGTTCTACGTGGCCAACCCGCTGTCCGACCTGACCGCCGAGCAGGTGGCGATCAAGTTCGACGTGGACCTGCGCCACGCGCGCAACGAGCTGGCCATTGCGGTCAAGGGCGGATTGCTCAAGCGCGAGACGGTGTGGCGCCTGAACCGGGACCCCATCGAATGAGCTTCCGCCAGCCGCCGCGCCCGCCGCGCCAGCGCGCCATGCCGCAGCCGGTGCCCGAACACCTGCGCCGCACCGACGTGCGCATGGTGACGCCGGCGCTGCTGGCCGAGCCGCCCGAGCTCCCGGCGCGCGGCGTGGCGCAGAAGCAGCCGGTGCACCGCAAGCAGAGCATCCGCGACAGCGCCCGCGATGAGGCCTGTCTTATGCGCCTGCCGGGCTGCATCGGCCACACGCCAGGCTCGACGATCTGGAGTCACTACCGCGGCAGCGCTGGCGGCAAGGGGATGAGCCTGAAGTCCAGCGACTCGGCGGGCTGCTACGCCTGCACCCACTGCGATGCCGTGTACGACGGCCAGCGGCCGCGCGCGGAGGGCTGGAGCGAAACCATGGTCAAGCTAGCCTGGCACGAGGCGCACATCCGCTCGCTCGGCCGGCTGCATGCGAAAGGGCTGCTGTGACCTGCCTGACCTGCGCCCACGCTGCCCTGCGCGACGCCACCGACGGCGAGCGCGACAAGATCCTGCGCCGCATGGCCGCCCAGGGCGCCATCAACTGCCTGCTGAGCGACTACCGCGCCGGCTTCCACGCCACCGATCACCGCTGCGACCGCTGGGAGCCGGCGGCCGACAGCGTGACCACCGCCCGCCTCGCGTGGGCCGACAAGCACCTCAAGAGGACCGACCATGCAACTCCAACCCCATGACGCCAATGCGCTGGTGGCCTACCAAGCCTTCGGCCTGATGCAGACCCAGATGGCTTTGGCCCAGAAGGACCAGGCGCTGCAGGAGATGGCCAAGCAGCTGGAGCAGGCGAAGAAAGCCGCCCCGGCCGCCAGCCTGCAGGCCCAGCTCGACGCGGCGAATGATCGCATCGCCACGCTGGAGGGCATGCTGGCCACCCACGTGCGCGCGGACGAGGAGCGCAGGCGCAAGGCGCGCGAGGCGCTGTCGGGCACTCAGGGCGTGAGCGTGGTGGAGGCCTGATGGACGCCCAGCCCACCGATGGCCCGACCCTGTGGCTCTGCCTGGACCTGTGCCCCAAGCCCGGCACACCGATACCCGAGGGCGAATCGATCAACGACCTGCTGGTGGACGCGCGCATCAACAGCGAGGGCTGGGTGCGCAACTGGCAGGTGTTCGATTCGAAGCAGGGCGCCGACGCGCACGCGGCCGACGCGCCCAACATCGTGGTGATGCCGCTGATCCTCGAGGGCCCGTACCAGCCCGGGTGAGCGCAGCGGTGCCACATGAAGGGTATCCGGATTTGAGTGTGGGAACGCAATGAGCGCATGTGTCAAGCGGGGCGTTTTTCATTGCACCGGTTGAATTTCTGAAAAAGCGCGAGACAGTTTTCGCGCACGGCCATTACGCCGTGTCGGTTTGTCTCCAACGCGACTTGGCCCCGGGTGTCACAGCCCGGGGCACGTTTTCCCCGGAGACGCCAAGCACACAGGACCGTCGATGGGAAAAACGCCACGCAAGGACAGCGCGGCGCGAAAGGCAGCCAAGCCCGACGCGCCGGCTGCCAAGAAGGCCACGGCCAAGCCGGCACGCAAGCGCGCCGCCAAGGATGCACCCCCCGCGAAGCGGGCACCGGCCGCCAAGAAGGTGCCCGGGGACCGGCGTAAGGCCGCCCCGAAGACTCGCAAGCCCCCCGTGCCGGGTGCGGCCAAAAAGCCGGCACGGGGGCCCAGCGCATCCAGCAAGGTAGCCCACGACAAGGTGGAGCGCGCCAAGGCCGAAGGCCGGGCCACCCCGTGGGTAGGCGTGGACCCGGCCGCCCCAGGCGCCGACAAGACCGTGCACCGCCTGCTCGCCGCCGAAGGCGCCCCGGACCCAGAGCGCGGCCTCACCAAGACCGAAACCGCCTTCCTGCGCGAGTACCTCAAGGACCCGCAGCGCAACGGCACCGCCGCGTGGCTCAAGGTCGCACCAGGGAATACCCCAGCATCGGCGGCCCAGCAGGCCTATGTCTGCTTGAGGAAACTTGACGCCAAGCGCGCGATCGCCGAGGCCGACGCGGCGCTGCAGGCGCGGTTCGACCTCGACCGCGAGGCGCTGCTGTCGCGCCTGCTGGCCATCGCCACGGCCGACCCGAACGAGCTCACCCAGGTGCGCCACGTGGCCTGCCCGCGCTGCTGGCCCAACGAGCGGCAGGAAGCGGCCGAAATGAACGGCGGCGAGCAAAAGGCCGAGCGCATTGCCTGGACCGAGCCGGACCCTGCGTGCACCCACTGCCACGGGGAAGGGCAGCCGGTGCCGTGGCTGGCCGACACCCGCAAGCTGTCGCCGCAGGCGCGGGCGCTGTTCGCCGGCGTCAAGGTCACGCGCGACGGCGTGCAGATCCTCCAGCACGACCAGCTGGCCGCCCTGGTCCAGGCCGGCAAGGTGATCGGTGCGTTCGAGCTCGACAACACCCAGAAGGGCACCAGCCTGGCCGAGGCCGCGCGCGAGTTCTTCGGCGCCCTGCACGGCACCAAGCTGCCGATCCGCCGGCCAGAGCCCAAGGCCGCCCCGCCCGCCAAGGGCAACCCGCTGGTGAAAGGGTGACCCCCATGACCAAGCACACCCGCTGTTCCAGGTGCGGCCGATACACCTGCGTGTGCCACAAGCGCGACACGGTGCTGGGCTGGGTGGCCGCCGGGCCGCTGCGGCAGCCGGGTGACCCTGGAGCAGGCGAAGAATCCACTACGAAAGCGGCACTCGACGGCCCGCAGCCGCACCAGCAGCGCGTGCTGGACGAGCACGCCGAGCTGCTGGAACGCCTCAACAAACTGCGCGCCTTCACCGACGGAACACCGCTGTTTCAGGGCCTGCCGGAGGCCGAGCGCCTGCGCCTGTGGCGCCAGCGCGCTGCGATGGTCGCCTACGAGCAGGTGCTGCGCGAGCGCATCGAGGCCTGGGACCATGCCTGACCTGTGCGCCCTCGACTGGCAGTGGTTGGCCTTGGGCGGGGTGTTCGTCGGCTGGGCCTGGGTGCTGCTGCGCTGGGGGCGCCGTGGCTGACGAGGTGATCGACCCGGCCCAGGTGTTCGTGGACACCGCGGCAGCCTTCGGCGCCAGCGCCGAGCAATGGGCCAGCCTCGAATGGCGCCTGGACAACCTGTACTGGATCACCGACAAGGACGCGCAGGTGGTGCGGTTCCAGATGAACGCGCAGCAGCGCAAGTTCATCCGCAACCTCTGGTATCGCAACCTGATCCTCAAGGCGCGCCAGCTCGGGTTCTCGACCCTCATCACCCTGCTGCAGCTCGACCAAGCCTGGTTCGTGCCGCACCACACCGGCGTCATCATCGCCGACACGCTGCCCAACGCGAGCAAGCTGTTCGGCAAGCTGGAGTTCGCCTACAGCCGCCTGCCCGGCCTGCTCAAAGAGACGTTCCCGGTGGTCAAGCGCGAGGCCGGCTCGCTGCTGTCGCTGGGCCACGGCGACCCCACCGACCCGGAGCAGGCCGAGTACAAGAGCACAGTCAGTATCGGCGTGAGCAGCCGCGGCGGCACGGTCAACCTGCTGCACGTGTCCGAGCTCGGCAAGATCGCGCTGAAGTTCCCGCAGCGGGCCGAGGAAATCAAGACCGGCGCGCTGCCCTCGGTGCCGCGCGACGGCATCGCCATCATCGAGAGCACGGCCGAGGGCGCGTTTGGCCTGTACTGGGAACTGTGCGAGCCGGCCATCAAGCACTGGCACGACGGCACGCCCGAAACGGCGCTCGACTGGCGCCTGCACTTCTTCCCCTGGTACGAGGCCGAGGAATACCGCCTGAGCGACGAGGACACCGCGCTGGTGGACATCCCGCCGGCGCTGACCGCCTACTTCGCCAAGCTGCAGGCTGAGCACGGCATCCAGCTCGACGCCAACCAGCGCGCGTGGTACGCCAAGACCCAGGAAACGCTCAAGGGGAAGATGAAGCAGGAATACCCTGCGACCCCTGAAGAAGCCTTCGAGCAGGCCATCGAGGGCGCCGTCTACGGCGAACAGATGACCTGGCTGCGCGAGAACGGCCGCCTGGTGGACGCGATCGGCGTCAACCCGAACTACCCGGTGCACACCTTCTGGGACTTCGGCGTCAGCGACATGACCGCCATCTGGTTCATGCAGTTCATCGGCCTGCAGTTCCGGTGGTTCTACTACTACGAGGCCGCCGGCAAGGGCCTGGGCTGGTGGTGGCGCGAGTTCCTGGAGCCGCACCGCGCGCGCCACAAGTACCTGTGGGGCAAGCACTTCCTGCCGCACGACGCCAACGCCGAAATGCTCGGCGAGGGCATCGAGAACAAGCGCCAGATCCTGGAGCGCCTGGGCATGGGCAAGGCCCTGGGCGGCTCCATCGTGGTGGTGCCGCGCATCCAGACCATCAGCCAGGGCATCGAGCTCACGCGCACCGCGCTGCAGGGCAACCACTGGTTCGACAAGCGCCGGCCCGACTTCGACAAGGGCGAGGACCTGGGCGCCGGCTTCGGCATCAAGTGCCTGGACGGCTATCAGTTCACGTGGGACGACAAGCGCGGCGTGTGGAGCAACGAGCCGCTGCACAACTGGGCTTCCCACGGCTCCGACGCCTGGCGCCAGCACGCCCAGGGCTGGAGCAACACCGACCTGACGAACAACAACAGCAGTTTCACCGCCTTCAAGAACCGCCCCCGGAGGTCCGTATGACGCTGACCCGCCACGCCTCGCGCGCCCTGGCCATCGGCCGCGCCGTGTCCACCTGGCTGCGCACCGCCAGCCGCGATGTTCCGCACGAGTGCCGCGCGGCCTACCGTGCTGGCCTGGAGGCCTCAGATGCCTTCGACCAGGGCTACCGATCCGGCTTCAGCGCCGGGCGCGCCGACGGCTTCCGCGCCGGCCACGAGCAGGGCGTATACGACGCGCGCATCGCCGCGCAGATGGCCGAGGTGCACCACTCGCTGCCCGGCCGGCTGGTGGAGTGCACGGTGTTCGACCGCTTCGACAACCCCATCGGCGCGTTCGACGCCGACGGCGCCTACACCCCGATCCCGCGACCCGCTCCGGTGCTGCGCCGCGAGCAGGTGGCGGGCGTGGACTCGCAACTCAACCACGCCTGACATGCACGTCTCACCCGTCCTCGACCCGCACGGCCGCCCGGTGTTCAGCGCCGGCGGCCGCCACTCCTGGAAGACCCGCCAGTACCGCGACTTCATCGTCTCGTTCGAGTGGGTGATCGGCAACAGCAGCAAGCGCAAGGCGCCGTGCTTGTGCATCTGGCGCGCGAGCAACGTGTTCGTGGCCGGCGACGGCGAGGGCCGCGGCATCTGGACCATCGGCCGGCGCGGCTACGCGCGGCTGCTGGGCACGCGCCGCGGCGACCCGATCAAGATCAGCGGCGACCCCTCGCAGTACCTGTGGGATCAGGCCCGCGAGGCACTTCCGGTGCTGGGATTCGACCGCAACGACCGCAACGCGCTGCGCAATCTCGTGGATTGCGTCATCCACTGCGCGGAGGACTTCAACCGCATGCCCGTCACCCCGGAATGGCTCGTGCGCAAGGACAGCGCACGCGCCATGTGGGAAGTGAAGGCCATCAACAAGGCGACGGGCAAGACCCTGAGCGAAGCCGAGGTGTGACCCGATGGGCAAGATGATCAACCAGCGCGACGAGCAAGCCGAGCGCATCGCCCAGGCCGGTGGCCGCAAGGGCCGCCAGGTGGACCCGAACAACCCGATGAGCCCGACCGGGCGCGGCCCGCGCGTGCGCAAGCCCAAGGCCACCGCGGAAAACACCACCGCCGACCCGCAACCGGTGGCGCTGATGGGCTCGCGCATCGACGACCTGCCCGGCCACGCCCGCGCCGGCGTCAACCCCGACGAGGCCGCGCGCGAGCGCCACCGCCAGCGCATGGGCTGGTTCATGTCCGAGGGGCACCGCCAGGGCGGCAACCGCATGCGCATGGCCAAATGCGAGGCCTTCTACGACAGCGAGCAGTGGGAGTACGAGGAAGCCCAGACGCTGAAGGACCGCGGCCAGGAGCCGGTGGTCTACAACGAGGTGAAGCCGACCATCGACTGGCTGATGGGCACCGAGCGCCGCACGCGCATCGACTTCGTGGTGATGGCGCAGGACGAGGGCGACGAGGCCGACGAGGACGCGGCGATCAAGACCAAGATCCTGAAGTACCTCGACGCGGTGAACCAGGCGGCGTTCGAGCGCTCGTGGGCCGCGGAAGACGCCTTCAAGGCCGGCATCGGCTGGCTGGAGGTGGGCGTGCGCGGCGACAAGAGCGGCCCGCCGGTGTACGTGGGCGCCGAGAGCTGGCGCAACATCCTGTGGGACAGCCAGGGCAAGCGCGACGGCAGCGACTGGCGCTACCTGTTTCGCGTCAAGGTGGTGGACTACGACGTCGCCATCGCCATCTTCCCGGACAAGGAGGTGGAGTTGGCGCGCGTGGTGCAGGACGGCGACAACATCACCGTGGCCAGCGAGTTCATGGGCGGGCTGGGCTCGATCGTCACCGGCCTGGACCAGTTCAGCCCGATGGCCGATCCGCTGGACGACGTGACCGGGCGGCCGGTGGACTTCTTCAACCCGCGCCGCCGCGTGCTGCTGCTGGAGTGCTGGGAGCGCCGCGCGGTGCGCCGCCGGCCCAGCGCCGACGGCCTGGGCGACCCGGTGACGTTCGAGATCCACGTGTCGATCATGACCGAGCACGACACGCTGATCGAGGCCCGCAGCCCGTTCAAGCACGACCGCTTCCCGTTCATCCCCATTTGGGCCTACCGCAACCGCCGCACCGGCTTGCCGTACAGCCCCATCTGGCCGTTGATCGGCCCGCAGGTGGCGCTCAACAAGCGCATGAGCAAGAGCGTGTTCGAGGCCAACGCGAACCAGTGGGAGTTCGACGCCGACGCCATCGACGACGAGGTGATGGACGCCAACGACATCCGCGCCGAGCTCAACGACCCGAACGGCATGGCGATCTACAAGCCGGGCACGCTGGCCGCCAACAAGGCGCGGCCGATCCAACGCGGCCAGTACGTGCAGCACCAGCTGGAGCTGGCCGGCGTGGACCGCATGAGCATCCGGGCGATGAGCGGCGTCACCGGTGAAAACCGGGGCGAGAACGGCAATGCCGTGTCGGGCAAGGCGGTGCTGGCCAAGCAGGACCAGGGCAGCTTGCTCACCGCCGAGCTGTTCGACAACCTGCTGTTCGCGCGCAAGCAAGAGGGCGACATCACGCTCAGCGTGGTGGAGCAGTACATGGTGGCGCCGGCGACCATCCGCGTGGCCGAGGGCATCGGCAAGGGCGAGTTCGTCAAGATCAACCAGCCGACCAACGAGCTGGACGAGCAGGGCCAGCCGGTCTACCGCAACGACATCAGCCGCCGCCAGGCGCATTTCGTGGTGGGCGAGCAGGCCTGGAAGCAGGCCTACGCCGAAGCCGCGTTCGAGAGCCTGCTGGAGGTGCTGAGTCAGCTGGCCACCGCGGCGCCGCAGGCCGTCATCAACCTGCTGGACCTGGTGTTCGACATGCACCCGACGCTGCCGAAGAAGCGCGCCATCGTGCAGCGCATCCGCGACATCAACGGCCAGACCGATCCCGACGCCAAGCTCACGCCCGAGGAACAGGCCAAGCGCGAGCAGCAGCAGGCCATCGCGCAGAAGAACTTCGAGCTGCAGATGGCGCTGCTGCAGGCCCAGGTGAAGGAAGCGCAGGGCAAGGGCGTGAAGCTCGACACCGAGGCGGTGCTGAACCGCCTGAGCGCCATCTACGAATCGGCACAGGCCGCGCAGGTGATTTCGGCGCTGCCGCAGGTGGCCCCGATCGCCGACGAGTTGCTGCGCTCGGCCGGCATGCCCGACCTGAACGGCCCGCAGGTGATCGACCAGCCGCAGGCGCCGGCGCTGACGGGCACGGCCGCCGCGCAGCCCCAGCAGCCGGCCGGGCCCGCTGACCTTCCCCCGGACGGCGCACAGCCCGCGCCGCCGGCCAACCCCGCGCCCGAGATGAGCGCACAGCCAGGAGCGATGTGATGGACGATGACTCGACCCAGAAGGACCAATCATGAATGGCGAGAACCAGGACCAGGCGCAAGGCGCCAGCGAGGTGAGCGTGGAGCAGGTGCCGGCCACCGGCGAGACCGTGGCCACGCCCGAGGGCGACCGAGGCCCGGAGCCGACGACCGATACCCGCCCGCTGGTCGGCGACGAGGTGGTGTACTGGCCCGAGGCCGGCTACCAGCACAGCTACCCGATCATGGCCGTCATCAGCCGTGTGTGGGGGCCGGGCATGGTCAACCTGCAAATGGCCATCGACGCCCAGACCAGCGACGCGCCGACCGTGCACGCTGAAACCAGCGTCTACCTCCTGCGGCACGACGCGCCCAACCCGATAAGCGGCCGCTACTGCCGCTATGGCGACGAGGTGGGCGGCGAGCCGTTCCCGGTGACGCAGTTCTGGGCACCGCCGCCCGAGCCCGCCTCGGCCAACACCCCGGCCGCCACCGCCACCACGGTGCCGCTGCCCTACAGCCTGGAGCAGTGCGCAGCGCTGCCGCTGCTGCAGGACGGCCAGCCGCACCAGCGCCTGCTGCCGACAGCCGAGCGCGACATCGTGTGCTTTCTGCACGAAGGCACCACCTACCACGTGGTGCTGACCGACGCCGGGCTGGCCAAGCAGCCGGTGCACGGCTGACCAGCCCCAAGGAGGCCGCCATGCACGTCAAGACCCTCGACGATCGGCCGCAGGAGCTGCCGCTGTACCAGTGCCACAAGCGGGTGCGCGCCTGCCGCATCCACGCCATCGACTACGACGACGAGAAGGCGCAATGGGTGGTGACGCCCGCCGAGCCGTTCCTCGACCCGTTCCGCGTGCACCCGCAGTTCGTCGCCAAGCACGCGCCGAAGGCCGGCGGCTACCTCGTGCAGTACAGCGACAACTACCTGAGCTACAGCCCCCAGGCGGCCTTCGAGGAAGGCTACGCCGAGGTGTCGCAGCTGGAGCGCCGGCGCGAGGACCTGGAGCGCCAGCTGGCCGACGTGGACCGCGCCATCGAAGCGGCGGCCCTCAACGAATCCACCACCAAGGACTGACACCATGACCCAAGTGATCGACGGCAAGCTGGTGAGCATCAGCGGCCACTACCAGAACCCGAACGACGTCGAGGCGCTGAAAACGCTGCCCACCGACGTGGACGCGCGCAATGCGTTCCTCGACGACGAGGAAGCGCCGGCCGACCCGGCGCCCGCTCCGGCCGCGGCCACGCCGGCCCCGCAGTCCGGCGAGCACGAGGCGCCGGACGGTGAAGGCGATACGCCGGACGTGACGGCCGCCGCGGCGCCGGCCACCGAGCCCGCGGCCGCTGCGCCGACGCCCCCCGCGCCCTCGCCTGCCACCGAACCGGCCACCACTGCCGCGGCCGCGCCGGCGCCCGTCGCGCAGACCACAGCGCCCGCGCCGCAGCCGGCCGTGCAGCAGTTCAAGACCCGCACGCCGCAGGAGCTCAAGGCCGCCAAGGACGAGCTGATGGACAAGAAGGCCAAGGCCTTCAAGGACTACTCCGACGGCACGATGACGCCCGAGGACTTCGCCAAACTCGACGCCGAGGTGATGGACGGGCTGGTGGGCATCGCCAGCGAGGTGGCGCTCGCGCAGGCCAACCACCAGAACGCCGCCACCTCGGCCCAGCAGGCCATCGACGCGATCCGGGCGAAGGGCGCGGCCGACGGCATCGACTACACCCAGCAGGCCCACGCCGACCAGTTCAACGCGATCGCCGAAGGCCTGGACAAACTGCCGGGCATGGCGTCGCTGTCGAACGACGAGTTCTACGCCAAGGTGCACGCGCAGGTGCTGGCGCTCAACGGCAAGGCGCCGGCCGCTGCGGCCGCGCCGGCACCGACGACCACCACCGCGCCCGCGCGCACCGCCCCGGCGGCCCCTCTGACGCTGGCCGGCGTGCCCAACGCGGCCACGCCCAACACCACCGGCGGCGTGAACGAGGAACTGTCGCGCCTGCAGGGGGTTGCGTTCGAGGAACGCTTTGCGGCGATGACGCCGCAGCAGCGCGCGGCCCTGCTGGACGAGTGATGCCGCAACCCGACCGCCGGCGCGCCGAGCGCCGCCACGAGGACCGCCGCAGCGGCCTGGCCACCGACATGCAGGTGGGCGAGAGCCTGACGCTGGAAGCCCTGCACGGCACGGGCTTCCTGCGTGTGACGCTCGACGCCAAGGAGGTCGGGTTGCTGCCGCCCGGCGAGTCGGTGGACAGCGTGGAAATCAAGCTCACGCTGTCGCGCAAGGCGGGTCAACTTGCCCGCGTGCGCGTGGAGGCGCCGCCGGACGTGAAGGTGGCGCTGCCGGCGAAAAAGGCCGCGTGAAAACTCCTGCCCACCGGAGCACGGCAAGCCGGTTGCAGTTTCAAAAAACAGTAGTACCTTTCCCGCAACTCTGAGTTTTCGGAGTTTTGCAGCAGCGGGAATGGTCCCTCTGCTGCGCACCGTAAACCGGCGCGCAGGAGTGCGCCATGCCATCACCAAGGAGTGAAGCATGGCCCGCACGACCATCCTCCCGACCGACCCGAACAAGCGCAAGGCGTGGGCGGCCGCAGTTGCCCAGGACAGCGCCAAGGAACAGTACTTCAGCCGCCTCGTCGGCCCGGAGGGTTCCTACAGCGCCATCATCCAGAAGACCGACACCGAGAAGGGCGCCGCCGACGAGGTGGTGACCGCGCTGGTGGCCAAGCTGCGCGGCGCGCCGGTGCGCGAGGGCGAGAAGCTGGCGGGCAAGGAGTTCCGCCTGCAGCACAGCTCGCACACGATGCGCATCAACGAGTTCCGCCAGGGCGTGAACGTCGGCGCGCGCATCGACCAGTCGCGCGTGGGCTTCAACCTCAAGCGCCAGGGCCGCGAGAAGCTCACCGACTACATCAAGGAGCTGTACGAGGAAGTCATCTGCATGCACCTGTCGGGCGCACGCGGCACGGGCACCGAAATCCAGCACCACGACACCGACTACGCGGGCTACCCCAACGCGCTGCGCACGCCGGACGCCGCGCACTACTTCTGCGGCCCGCTGAACACCAAGGCCAAGGCCACGCTGGCCGGCACCGACCTGATGACCCTGGCGACGCTGAACAAACTGCGCACCAAGGCCAAGAAGATGCTCGGCGGCGCGCCCGAGAGCGCCATCAAGATGGACCAGGTGCGCAAGGGCGGGAAAAACGTCTTCATCCTGGCCGTGTGCCCCGAGGTGATGCAGGACATCCGCGACGACTCCGGCGCCCAGGGCTGGTTCGAGGCGCAGAAGGCGCTGACCGCTGCCGTCGGCAAGGAAAGCGAGATCTTCAAGGGTGGCGCCGGCATGTTCAACGGCGTGCTGGTCGACGAGATGGAGACGTGCGTCAAGTTCTCCGACTACGGCGCCGGCGGCAACGTGGGTGCGGCGCGCAGCCTTTTCATGGGCGCCAACGCCGGCTTCATCGCGCACGGCACCAAGGGCCAGGCCGACGGCATGACCGTGGCGCTGGGCGAGGACTCGGACGACCGCGACCACGACGCGATCCTGTTTTTCGAGATGATCTTCGGCGCCGACAAGACGGCCTTCAACGGCATGGACTTCGGCCAGATCACCGTGGACACCGCGTTCACGGCCGCGGCCTAAGCCGAGGCGACCCAAGGGGCCGCTTCGGCGGCTCCTGACCCCCACCCCCAGGTTTCAGGAGCACTCTCATGGCACTTCGCAAGTCTTCCCAGGCCGCCAAGCGCGCGCCGGCCGTCGGCGCGCTCGTCGCGGCGATGGGCCTCACCGTCATCGCCGAGCACACCATCGTGGCCGGCCAGTTCGCCCTCAACGACGTGATCGAAATGCTGGCCATCCCGGCCGGCCACGCGGTCACGGGCCTCAAGATCGTCACCGACCGCATCGACAGCAACGGCGCCCCGACGCTGGCGCTGGACATCGGCGTGATGACCGGCGAGTGGTTGCAGAACACCGTGGACAACGACGGCACGACCGCGCGCACCGTGGGCACCGAGTACGGCTCGGCGCTGACGACCGTGGGGCGCGCCGCCGGCGGCTCGGTGGTGACGCTGGACACGGTGGCCGGCTTGCAGCTGGCGGCCTCGAACAAGGACCGCTCGCTGGGCATCAAGGTGCAGGCCGCCGCGGCGACGCTGGTGGCCGGCGCCAAGATCCGGCTCATCGCGCACTTCGTGCCGGTGCCCATCGGCATGGCCAGCGGCTCCTAAAGCCCTGACCTGACATGGGCAAGCGTGGACCGAAGCCGGGCTTCAAACAGGCCCGGCTGGCCGCTCAAGCCGCTGCTGGCGCGGCAGCCGCACCCGTTGCCAAGGCGCCCACGCGCGCCAAGGCCGCGAGGAAAGCCGCTGCGCCCGTGGCGCCAGCAGCCACCGACGACACCGCCGGCGCGGCACAGCCTGGTGTGTGCACCGAGGTGGCGCTGCTGCCCGGCCTGCCGGCGGCGCACCGCGAGAACCCCGACAAGCTCGGCGGTGCGGCGCTGCGCCACCTGGCCCACCGGCGCGGCATCGCCCGCTCCGAGGCCGAACGGCTGCCCGATGACCGCCTGCGCGAGCAACTGCGCTACCGCGCCTACCAGCAGTATGCGGAGGCCTGATGGCTGGCAACACCGCGCTCGTCCGCGAAGCGCTGCGGCGGGTGTCCGTGCTGTGCATGGACAACTCGCCGCAGTTCAAGCGCTTCAAGGAGGTCCCGATGGTGGACTTCCTCAACGACGCGCAGGTGGCCATCGCCAAATACGTGCCGACGGCCTGCGCACGGCTGGACACGATCAAGCTCAAACCCGGCGCGCTGCAGTCGCTGGAGTCGATCGCCGCGGCTGACTGCAAGCCGGCCGACGGCTCCACGCCGGCGGCACCCATCCTCGGCAACGGCCTGCTCAAGGCGCTGAACAACATGGGCACTGACGGCCTGACCGTCGGCCGCATGGTGCGCCTGATCGAGCAGGACCGGCTCGACGCCTACGACCCGGAATGGATGCTGGCCAGCAAGGCCAGCGCCACCGTGCAGGAGGTGATGTACGACCCGGCCGACCCGCGCCATTTCCTGGTCAACCCGCCGGTGCCGAGCGCGCCCGCCGTGTGGCTGCGCGTGTCCTACACCGCCCAGCCGCTGCGCATCACCGACGGCGGCGCGCCTGGCGCCGAGCGCTACAAGGCCGACGGCAGCGGCCCGGGCAACGCCGACAAACTGAGCATCGCCGACGTGTTCCTGGACGACCTGGTGAACTACGTCGTCGCGCGTCTGAACATGATGGACAACGAGTGGGCCGACGGCAACAAGGCCGCGGCGTTCACCGCGCTGTTCGTCAACTCCATCAACGCCCAGGCCACCGCGCTGACGGGCGTCAACCCGAACCTGCAGCGCCTGCCGTTCGCGCCGCAGCCTGTGGGAGCCGCGTCGTGAACTTCGAGGACATGCTCATCCACGTGCTGCCCTCGGTGCGCGACTGCCCGCGCGCGCTCGCGCTGGAGCACGTGGTGCAGGCCGCCCGCACCTTCTGCCGCAAGACGCGGGTCTGGAACTACACGCTGGACACGATCGACAGCGTGGCCGGCCAGGCGGGCTACACCCTCACGGTGGACTCGGGGCAGGTGCTGTGCGGCGTGCTGGCCTGCGAGGTGAACCTGCAGCGCTACGTGGTGCGCAAGGGCTCGGAGGCGCGCCGCCTGAGCCGCGCCAGCCGCGGCAACCTGTGCCTGTTCGAGCCGGCCACCGCGCAGATCACGCTGACCCCGGCGCCCTGGGGCGACAACCTGCCGATCGTCGTGGACGTGTTCGTGCAGCCGGCCTCCGACCAGTCGGGGGAATGGCCCGACGAGCACGAGGACGAGGTGACTTTCATCGCCGCCGGCGCCCTCGCATCGCTGTGCGCGCTGCCGGGCACCACCTGGAAGGACGTGGACACCGTGGTGGCGCAGGACGCCAAGTTCCGCGACCGCATCAACACCGTGGCGCGTGCGACCGACCGCACGCTGCAGCGCGAGGACACGGCCGCCTCGGCGGTCTGGTTCTGAACGGGAGGCCACTGTGAAGCAGATCGGCATCATCGACGTGAAGACCGCGCAGCTGGCCGACCTGCCCTACCAGGGCGAGGGGGTGTGGCTGCGCGCGATCGACGACGCCGACCTGCCGATCTACGTCTGGAACTACGACAGCGCGGCCTGGGTGCTGCTCGACCAGGCCAGCGGCACGGCCAATTTCGCGGCCATCGGCGGCGCCCCGACCGACAACCCGGCGCTGGCCAGCGCGCTCAATGCGCGCGTGCCCGCCACGCGCACCGTCAACGGCCAGCCCCTGTCGGGCGACGTGACGATCGACAAGGCCAGCGTGGGCCTCGGCAACGCGGACGACACCGCCGACGCCGACAAGCCGGTGAGCGGCCCGCAGGCGGCTGCCGACGACCTGCGCGGCAAGGTCACGCTGTTGACCACGGCGCAGCTCGCCGCGCCGACCGCCGGGCAGCTGGCCGACCTGCGCGCGGTGTACGTCTGCTCCGACCAGGCGCCGTACCGGCGCTACCGCAGCGACGGGCGCCGGCTGTACCTGCTGCCCGACGCGCTGGAGGAATCCAGCGCCTTCAACCGCCAGTCTGGCCGCATCGAGGTGGACGACGCGCTCGGCTTCTACCAGGAAGGCCCGACCCAGGGCAGCAAGCTCATCAGCTCGACCCCCAAGCGCTTTGCCGGCTTCGTGCTGCAGGCCACCAGCACGATCACGCGCGTGACGTTCTGGGACCAGTCCACGGCCACCGCCAGCGGCTCCAAGCTGATGGAAATCACCAGCGGGCTGACCGCCGGCGCCGAGTTCCTGATGGAAGAAGCGGTATCGCCGCTGAACGGCATCTACATGGAGGTGGCCGGCGGAACCGGCACCTTCAACGTCAAGCGCGAGGGATGACACCATGCCAGCGCTCAACCCCAACACCGGGCGCCTGCTGGCGCAGCGTGCGCGCCAGATCCTGATCCCGTTGACGGCCAGCGGCCGCGCCTGGGCCGGCGGCGGCGTTTACTCGGGCCTGCGCGTGACCGCCCAGACCACGGCCGGCTCGGGCATCAAGGTGTACGACGGCGACGCCAACGACAAGGTGCTGATCCACACCATCGCCGCGCCGGTGGTGGGGCAGGCCTTCTACCGCCCGACCGGCAAGCGCCACGCGCTGCGCAACGGCCTGTTCGTCGAACTGCTGGGCACCGGGCAGACCGTCGACGTGCAGGTGGGAGGCTGACATGGCGGATTTTCGCGTCGGCCCGGCCAGCTACGCCACCGGCAGCGGCGACGGCAGCGGATGGGGCGCGGCCAACGTCCTGACCGCCAAGCAGGCCAGCGACATGATCGCCGCCGGCACCATCGTGGCCGGTGATCGCGTGTTGTTCGGCGGCTCGCTCGGCCACTACGGCCTGGCCGACGTAGCGCTGTTCCCGGCCGCCAGCCGCGCGCTCAACTCGGGCTACCCGGCCGGCACCCAGGTGGGCACCGGTGGCGAGAACGGCGGGATCACCTTCGGCACCGCGCAAAGCGGCGCGTCCAAGGCCAGCGGCATCACGTTCGAGGGCGCCGGCGACGGCGCGCGCAGCGTGTGGGACCTGCACGGCGGCCGCACGGTGGCGCAGCGCCAGATTGCCGGGCTGTGCTTCCGCGGCGAGAAGATGGTGGTGCGCAACTTCGAGGTGAACGGCCCCGACTGCGACTACCTCACCAACATCAACACCGCGGCCAGCGGCAACCAGCCGGAGACGCTGAGTTTCGAGAACCTGTGCGTGGCGGTGTTCGGCGGCGGCAACACCATCGAGTTCAACAAGCTCAACGGCAACGCCGGCCCCAACGGTTTCAGCCGCTACGCGCTGTACGTGCTGCTGCCCAACGACAGCCAGGGCGCCAACTACGGCAAGCACCTGACCACCGTGATCCGGCGCAACGACCTGTCGGGCAGTTTCCAGGGCCTGCGGGTGGACCCGGGCGGGCCCGGCGGCGGCGGGCAGATCCTGCGCTACGGCACCGCGCTGGAGGTGTACGACAACGACCTGCACGATGCCGCCTGGGGCCGGCGCTCGGGGGACGCCGCGCTGCCGTACAACGCCCAGAGCCACGGCGGCCACGCCTCCGTCAGCGGGGCCTTCTACGGGCGCTCGTTCTTCAACGGCAACCGCCTGTGGGGCGACTGCCAGGACGCGCTGGACCTCATCACCGCCGGCATGGACGTGTGCTGGAACCTGGTGCGCGACATCCAGAGCGTCGATCCGGTCATCTGGCAGTGGAGCGGCAGCGCGTGGTTCCAGGCCGCGTGGACCGGCAACCGCAACGGCAACGGCTTGAAGCTGGGTTTCACCGGCGTGGACGGCACCGCGCCGAGTGTCTGGCTGGGCAGCGACGGCGTGAGCGGCGGCTCGTCGGCGGTGGCCGAGGCGGGCAACCGCTGCGTGGGCAACCGGGTGTACCGCACCTCGGGCGCCGGCGTGACCACCAACAACTCGAACGGCATGTTCATCGCGCACAACGAGTTCCTGGACACCCAGCTGGCGTGCGTGCTGCTGTACGCCAAGGCGGGCAACCAGTTCGTGATGAACAACTACGGCCGGCTGGCCAGCAACAACGTGGCCGGCGTGGCCTGCATCGACATCGGCGCCGGCGTGCGGGTGTGGGAGTTCAACAACATCTGGAACGCCGGGTCCAACGCGGCCGCGCGTTCGGCCTACGAGTGGAACAACCGCAGCACCGCCGCGCGCACCTACGGCAAGAACCTGCATGTCAACGGCCGCCACCAGAGCCCGGAGGGCGGCTCGGCCTACGTCGGCACGCTGGACGTGAACGGCGGCGCCGCGCAGGCCATCAACTACGTCGAAGGCGCGGGCTTCCCGCTCGGCGATGCGCTGCAGGGCCTGGCCGACGCCGAGTGCCTTCGCACCGCGCGCAGCGCCGGGATGCTGCGCGACATCAACCAGCAACCCATCTGGTTGCCCAACAACCTCGGCCCCTACACCCGGCCGGCCGCCTGACCCCCCATCCACCCATGAAGGCCACCCACATGACCGAGCCCGCATCCTCCGCAGCAGCCGGCATTGCCGCCTGGAAGCTCGGCCTGCTCACCAAACTGGGCGGCCTGCTCGGCGCCGGTGTGATCGGCGGGCTGCTGGCCGCGGCGGCCGACCCGGCCGAGGCGATGCCCGACAGGCGCAAGCGCTTCAAGTTGATCGTCACCCAGGTGACGGCCGGCGGCACGCTGTCGATCGCCTGCACGCCGGCGGTGGTGCGCTGGCTGGACAGCACGCTCGACTGGATCGACCTGGACGCCTGCGCGACGATGCACGACTGCATCGGGCGCTGGGCCGAGGTGGCGCTACCGGTGGCGCTGCTGATCGGCGCGCTGTCGATGGGCATCCTCGGCGCGGCGGTCAAGTTGCGCGCCATCGTGCGTGATCGCGGCGCCGCCGCGCTGGCCAAGAAAGCGGGGCTCGAATGATCACCGCGGCGCGCTGGCTGGAGGTGCTGACGGCCTGCGGCGTGCGCGCCAGCGTGGCCGCGCAGTGGGTGCGCCACTTCGAGGCGCAGGTGCAGCCGCATGCGTTCAGCCTGGGCATGCGCGAGCTCGACGACTTCCTCGCGCAGATCCTGCACGAGAGCGCCCAGCTGGAGTGCACCAGCGAGAACCTGAACTACTCGGCGCAGCGCCTGACCGAGGTGTGGCCGGGGCGGTTCCCGAGCGTGGGCGACGCGATGCGCTGCGCCTACAACCCGGAGGCCCTGGCCAACACGGTTTACGGCGGCCGACTGGGCAACAACGCCTGGGGCGACGGCTTCAAGTACCGCGGGCGCGGCGTGGTGCAGGTGACGGGGCGCGCCAATTACGCCCTGCTGGCCGCGCTCACCGGCCTGCCGCTGCTGGAGCAGCCCGAGCTGCTGGAGCAGCCCGACGCCGCCCTGCGCTCGGCAGTGCTGTGGTGGGAGCGCAAGGTGCCCGACGAGGCCATCGACACCATCGACCGGGTGACGCGCGCCGTCAACGGCGGCCTCAACGGCCTGGCCGACCGCCGCAAGAAATACGCTGCAGCGCAT